AAGAGAAAAGAAAAAAAAACACAAAAAAAAAAACCGAAGGCTTTTTAAAAAACCTACTCTATCTGAAATCAAAGCATACTGCATTGAAAGAGGTAATAAAGTAGATGCACAACATTTCTACGACTACTACGAAAGCAATGGCTGGAAAGTAGGAAAGAACTCTATGAAAGATTGGAAAGCAGCGGTTAGGACTTGGGAGCGTAGCGAATACAGAAAACCTAATTCTAAAAAGAATAGCAAGGAAGATGCAATCAACGTAGTTAATAACTTGATGAATAAGTTAGGGGGTGTAGATACTGAACAACCAACAACAGACTTTGAAAGCACTATCGATGTTACAGATAGCGTGGTCTACTGATATGTCAGAGCAACGAATGATGTTGTATGTAACAAAGTTATCTAACGTAAACCCAGTTACCCTTGAACAAGCGATAAGCAATCTGATTGATAGATGTAAATTCTTACCAACGATTGCAGAAATTAGAGAGGAATGTTCCGCATTAAGTGCCTTTGTAAATGCACATGAGGAACTTCCAACTGCACAAGATGCATGGGAAAGGGTGTATCAAGTAGCACGATCATATGGCTACGAAAAGGGTTTAGACAAATTAGAGGGCTTAACAAAGCAATGTGCCAAAGCAATTTGGAAATCGTTTGACCCTCAAAACGGCGATAACTTCAACGAAACATCATGTAGAGCGCAGTTTGTAAAAAACTATGAAGTGCAAGAAACAAGAGAACGTGAACGATTGAGATTGTCTAACTCAATTAAGGATAATCACTTATTGTTAAAGGCAAGAGAAAAGGCAGAGCATGAACGAGCATTACTAAATGCAGGTCAAAAACAAATTGAAATGACTGCCACAGGTAACTTGGTAGAGGTAGCAAAAGAACCAGTCGAGGTAGCAAAGATAATCGAAAATAGCCAAATATCTGATAAAGGGAAAGAGTTATTAAAACAAGCAATAGGGGGATAGATGAAAGAACGAATAAAAGAGTTTGAAACAAGCGTGAACGTATCGTTCAATGTAAGTTTTACAGTACTGGCTACGAATGAGGCACAAGCAAGAACCAAGATTGAAAACTTGTTAGAAATCATGCGTAATGAGGCAACAGTCGATTGCCACATTCATCCTAGCTACGATGTATTCGTGGATGATTGCGATGCAGAACTCAACAGTATGTATTACTACTAAGGGGGATAAATGTTAAGTAAGAAACGAAAGATGGTAATTACCATTGAGATACCTCTAAACGTGGAAACGCAAGAGGAGGCAACTCAACAGATGCAAATGATTATGAAAGCCGATGCAAAGACCTTTGAAAGTTTAGAGGAAATCATCAAAGTATACAAAGGCACAATGTGTATCGAGCAAAAAATTTAAGGAGAATTGAATGAATACAGTACAAATTTTAGGTAATTTAGCACGTGATCCAGAAGTCCGCTATACACAAAGTGGAAAAGCAGTTGCAACATTCACAGTTGCTGCATCTAACACATATATAGACAGTAACAATGAAACAAAAGAACAAACCGCTTTCATCAACTGTGTAGCATGGGGAAAGTTAGGCGAAAGCGTAGGCAATTTGAGAAAAGGCAATAGAGCGTTTGTAGAGGGTCGCTTACAAACACGTTCTTACGAAACACAAGATGGGCAAAAGAAATACGTAACAGAAGTTGTAGCAAACTTTGTTGGTACATCATTAATGAATGATGATGCTGGTACATCTAACTTTGATAGTTTTGAAAACTCAAACTCAGATGAAAATATTCCGTTCTAGGTGGCCAATATGAAAATATTGGATGCGTGTTGTGGTTCTAAAATGTTCTGGTTTGATAGAGATCATGAAGAAACTGTTTATATGGATAACCGCACATTAGACACAACACTATGTGATGGTAGGAAGTTGATTGTAAAACCTGATGTGATCGCAGATTTCCGCAAGATGCCTTTTGACAATGAAAGCTTTTACCTCGTAGTGTTCGACCCGCCACATTTATTAAATGCTGGTGAAAAATCGTTTTTAGCGTTGAAATATGGGAAGTTAGAACAAACATGGCAAGAGGATATTAAACAAGGTTTATCAGAATGTTGGCGAGTACTAAAACAAAATGGAACGATGATATTTAAATGGAGCGAAGAACAGATCACGTTACCAATGATTAAAGGGTTACTTCCTAGTGAACCGATATTTGGCCAACGCAGAGGTAAAACAGTATGGTTAGTATTTTTTAAGGAAGAGGAACAATAAAGATGGTTAGGTTATTAGTAGTAATGCATTGTGGAACAAAGATATACAAAACAAAAACATTTAAAGATAAGAACGAGTTTGAATGTTGTGTGAGGAGTATAGATTTGGGGAATATGAAACTGATTAGCTTTACAGATACATTCGGAACAATTGTTGCGTTATCTCCGACTAATTGCGTAATCGAATGTGAAGATTGTAAGGAGTGAGTATTAATATTGAATGCACCATGCAAAAACTGTGAGTACAGAGAGGTAGCCTGCCACGTTAAGTGTCTAGCATATCGAATGTACAAACGGAAAAGGGAAACGATGAAAGAAAACGCAATCAAACGAAATGATGTGTTAGCGTACTTGGGGAACAATGTAAAGAAAGTTAAGCATCGTATGAGAAAAGCAAAGTATGGATGTACTGTGATTGATTGAGGTGAACAGAAAAGAGAATGCACATTTGGGGGTTATTCGATGATGGTAATGGATGCTATCGTCAAGCGGTAGATGAATATAACGTGAATATGGGGGGCAACACACGATCACATCAATAGGAATTGGTGATGCGTGTATCAACCAAGACCTTGCAGTTAATACGCTACATAAACCAAATGCACTATGGGAACAGTTGGACAAGCTAGATAGACCTGATGTTATTCTAGCTAGTCCACCTTGCGAAAGCTGGAGCGTGGCAAGTGCGATGAAAGGTGGTAATGCTTGTTGGAAACAAGAGAAAGATATGACTATCAACTTGTTTGGTGAGTACGAACAAGGAAGTAAATTCACAATCAGAAATCACATCGATTATGAAAACTACCAATTCAAATATGATAAGTCATTCTTAACACGTATTAATGGTGAAATGTGTATCTATAATACGTTACAGATTATCAAGCGTTACCAGCCAAAAGTATTCGTGATTGAAAACCCAGCCTATGGGCGGATATGGGAATACATATCAAATGTAATAGGGTTCGATATTCCATATGAAAACCTAACCTATTACAACAATTATGATTACCCAGTTAAGAAACCAACAAAGTTTGGTAGCAATATCGATTTAAAGTTATTGAAAGATAACATTAGAAATACTATAGAGTTTGAAAAAATGAATATCAAAGGTGTTAAACGATGCAATGCAAGGTCGCATATTCCTTTGGAGTTAGTAAAAGATATTTTAAAACGATGTGAACAATATGTAGAGGGGTGAGTGTTTGACGGAACAAGATATTCAATATGCGTTAGGACAACATCTGTTTCTTAAAAACGTATGCATACCTAATGTAATGATGAGAGATAGCGGAAAGTCACCTTATGAGGCAGACTTTGTATACTTTAATCTAAACGCTTTGCACTTAACAGAAGTTGAAATCAAAACGGATATAAATGATTTCAGAAATGATTTCAAGAAAGCACGTTATCACGATAATCACAATGTGATGTATCTGTATTATGCAATACCAAGAGATTTATATGATGATCACTATGAAACGATTGATGAATTACTTGGTGATGCTGGTCTAATCTTAATTGATGAAATAGATACATTCGATTGTAGAGGTAATATTTACACTTTTGGTGGTTTTGTGAAAAGAGCAAAACGAATAAATGGTTCTGTTAAGTTAAATGAACAAGAAAAGGAGTACTATATGCGAATTGGATGTATGAAATGGGTGAATAGATAATGCCAATAAATAGTAAACAAAAAGGTGCTAGGGGTGAACGAATGTGGCGAGATGTGTGTAGGTCGCATGGGTTCGATAAAGTCCGTAGAACTGCACAATATTGCGGTAAAACAGGTGACGCAACTGATTGTATAGGGTTACCAAACATCCACCAAGAAGTTAAGTGTGTAGAAAAGCTAAATGTATATGATGCATATAATCAAGCCAATAGGGATGCAAAAGTTGCTGGCAAAGGAGAAATACCTATAGTTGCATGGAAAAGAAAGTATAAGCCGTTTTTAGTTGTAATGAGTGCGGATGATTTCTTCCGTATATATAAGGAAAGTGAATGGAGTAACGAGAATGGCAGTTAATATGAGTGAGTTTGTGCCGGACAATAATTTAAATTGGCTTGCACTTGCAGCTTGTGTATATGGAGATATAAGTGCTGGTAGAGCGTTATGTTGCTTAGGTTTGAAAGGAACTAAACCGCAAAAGACATATACACGTGCAAGTGAGTTAGATGGAAACGAACTATTGCAAATGCATCAAGATGGAATGTCATTAAGGGCAATCGGTTATAAAGTGGGTGCAGACTATAAAACAGTAAAACGTGCATTAAAGATGAATGGAGTGGAATTTTGAAAGAACAAATGAAAGTTAAGTTAGTAAGTGAATATGCACAACTACCAACAAGGGGTAGTGAAGATGCAGCTGGGTTAGATTTGTATTGTCCGTTTCATATCAAAGTGCCTGCTGATAGTCAAAAGACAATTCCGTTAGGGGTGGCGGTAGAGATACCGAAAGGACACATGGGGTTATTAGTACCACGAAGTAGCATGAGTAAAACACCTCTAAGATGTGCAAATAGTGTAGGCATTATTGATGCTGACTATCGAGGCGAATTGAGTATTGCATATGAAAACATATCTTGTAGCGATTACATGATATTTAGAGGTGATCGCATCGCACAATTAATCATCGTACCAGTAGCAATGGTTGATGTAGTAGAAGTAGATGAACTAACCGCAACAGAACGTGGTTCTGGCGGTTATGGTAGCACAGGCAAATAAATAATGGATAAATTAACAAAAGGACAATTAACTAAAGAACGAGAGTTAGAGTTAAAACTAGCGATTTTACAAATTAATTATGAAAGCAAGTGTATAGCTAATGAATTAGAATTTCAAAGGTATGTTAGGGAAACAAACCGAAAGATGAATAATATGATTGGTTATATGGCTATTGGTGGCTTGATAGTAATAATATGTTTCTGTATATGGATGTTAGTAGGAGTGGTGAATAGATAATGTGCAGTCCTAGAAGAATTAATGCGCCACAACGAAAAGGCTATATCCTGTGGATACTAGAGGCAGAACGGCAACGAAAAGAAAAAGAGTTAAAACAACTTACGTATTTTGCCGTAGGTGTGGCGATAGTGCCTTTAGTTTTCATAGTATGTGCGTTACTTTATGTTTTGATTAAGTAAAGGATATGGGCGGTGAAATATCCGCCCTATCATAAGAGGTGAGTATGAGTGGTTATTATAGAAAGTTAAGGCAACATATTTTATCTTGTTATGATTTTCAAAGTCTTAACGAGTGTAGTGGTATGGTATACGATGCATGGAATGTAAATGATATAGGAAACCGAGAATATTACAAATTAATGAAAATTATTGATGGTGTTGTGAAAAAAGGAATTAAGTGTACGAAGATAGGGTTATAAGAGGTGAGTATGATGGATTTTGAATTACTATCAGGTGCTTTAACGATAGTGAGTGGAAATGATATTTACAAACCCATTATTGAACATGGGGTCGGCGGTATCTTTGCTAGATATTGTATAAATGGTGTAAATATTGAAGTAATGATAAGTATGTTTGATTTGAGAAACGGACGAATATCGTTAGAAGAATATACAAGATTAATACGAAGAAAAGCGATTGTTGAATATATAGAATTTGTTGAAAGCGAACGTGAAGAAGAGTGGAACAATGCGTTGAAACAATGGAATGATAAGCAAAATGACAAGCTATAGCGGTTACGTTAAACACTCAGATTTTTACATAGCACCTCAAAGCTATCAAGATGCATTTGATTTCTTGTGCCAGCTTGCGGTAGAGAGTGAAGAAGATGTGTTCTATATCGGTAAAGTAAGTGAAAATATAGATGATTTTGATTTGTATGATGTAGTTGAATTTAAATGGAATGAGGATAGAGGAGCGTGGATAGAAAGTGTCTAAAAGATATGTGAAAAGGGTTAGTGAAATCCAAGCTATACAATACAACGGCAATAATGCTATTGAAGTAGTTGAATTCGTTGGTGATGTAATTGGTATTGATTGGTATGAAAAAGCATCATTAGAAATCACAACAGATAATGAAGTGATCGAATGTTTTGAAGGTGATTATGTTGTTAAAGACCATAAAGATAAAATTAAAGTTTATGAGGCAAACGAATTTGAAAAGAATTATAGTGAGGTAGAAGATGATTAATGATAAACAAGGTAGAGAGTGGTTACTTCAAAAACTATATGATGATGGGTGGAAATATTATGTTAAGAGTGTTGGTAATATTGCATTTATAACAACAGAAAGACCAGTTGTGAATGATGGTATATTAGATATAAATAGTGGTGGCCGTGTAAAGTGTATTAATAACATAAGTAAAATAATGCCACAAATAGAGCGGAATGAAGTGTTAAACATTGCAAAAGAATTGGGTATTGTTGATTGGTCAAAAGTAGCGGTTGATACACCTGTATTAGTAAGTAACGATAATAAAGAATGGATTAAAAGATATTTTGCGAGATACGAAGATGGAAATGTATATTGCTGGCTAAGTGGAAAAACATCATGGACCGCCATTTGTGAACTTTCGATTGGACATTGGGATTACACAAAACTAGCAGAGGTATAAATACATGGTATGGTTTATGTTTTTTTGCTTGATAGTTGCTATGGGTAATGTAAACAATGGTTATGCAAATGCAATTATATTTGTAGCATGGAGTGTGTTGGTTTATATGCTAGCTATTAATGGCGCATTTAAGGATTGAGGTGATTTGTATTTGAGCGAACTGTCAAAGGAAGAAAAGAGATTAATAAATAGTGCTAAGGAATACCTAGAGCCGTTAAAAACAGTAGATAAAGATATTGAGTTGATGGTGATGGAAATAAAAGAATTACAAAGTAACATAACAACGATTAGTGCTATTGATTACTCAAAAGATAGGGTAAGTGGTGGCGGTGGTTCTTTTGGGTTTGGAAATAGCGTTGCAAGATTT